AAAATTCTCATTCTTATCAGGTGACTCCATTGTCGCCTATCAAGTTGTTAAATTTTTTGAAGAATTAAATAAATTAAAAAATGCACCAGATTCAAAAAATATTTCTTCTTCTAAAGATATAGAAGATTTTGAAAAATTATTTAATTTACCAGTTACAGGTATCTTAAATGATAAATTAAAAACATCTATAAAAAGCACAGAAGAATTAATTAATTCTACCCTTAAATTAACTGTGCCTGTCAAAATTTTAGAAGGCGACAAAGTTAAATATACTGCCAGCGATGTCGCTGGTGCCCTAAAGAAAATTAATGAATTTAAAAAATCAAATTCAGATCAGAAATCTAAATAATACACAATCTTCATATAATATTTTTATATAATCTTGGACTATTGTTAGTTCATTCGTAAGACCGGAGTAAGTTTAATTTTTTATAAGGAATTCAAATGGCTTTAAAACCTCTCAATCCAAAACATGAACCCTATGGCGTATTTGATGCTCTCGACGCAGACGTAACCGCATTCAAAGGCGGCGAAGTTGTACAATTTACATACGTTTCTGCTACAGGCTCAGACAAAGGCGCAAAAGACGTTTTCGATGGATACGTCTCTAACTCAGCCAAAAACCGCCCAGTAGTAACAAAAACACTCGTTGCCGATGCTTACCCACTCTTCCTCGCTGACGAAGGCGTTTCCGGTTACGGTACCCTCTTCGGCGTAGCTGTCGGTGGCACAGCAGGTCAACAAGTTTCAGGCTCAGCCCTCGGTGTTCACACTGCCTATGCTTCTGGCAAAGTAACACTCTGGGACGGTCCTGGTCTCTATGCCGTTACCCTCGATGCAGTTGATACAACCGCTTCAACCGGTTTAACCAAAACCAATGCATCACTCGCAGGTAACGACAAACTCTACGCAACCTCTGCTGGTCTCTTAACACCAACAGTCGGCTCTGCAGTAGATTCAACCGTTGTTGGTCGCTTCATCGAATTCACCACCAATGGCTCACTTGTAACAACCCCTTCAGACCTTGTTACAGGCGCAACAGAATTCACCCAGGCAGTTATCCGTTTCCACGTTGAAACTGGTACTCTCTGATAAAAGATTTGAGGGGTGGCGGATGCTGCCCCTCATTTGTCAAACAATAATAGAAATGCTCATCATTGTGGTGAGCAGAATTAACCAAATAAGGATCCGATTATGACTATGTTCAATTCAAAGGGCGAACTTAACGCATCAAGCGTTAAAGAAGCTCTCGAAGTTCTCTCAAAATATGCATCAGTTGTTCAAAATGGTCTCCCCAGCAACTTCGCACTCGCTGGTCAGCCCGCTCTCTCCGATGAACGCCGTGACGAACTCGTTGCTCGCGCTATTTCCGACCAAAACGGCAAATTAGCTCTTGCACAAGCCATGGCTAACCCCATTAACCACTGATTTACGAGTGGGGTCTAAATTTGGCTATATGCTGGAAACTCTAAAAGCTTCAATACTTTGCACCCATACAAGCTAATCACCGTAGATAGCTTACCCATAGCAAAGTAAAAACTTGAAGATGACATAGACAATCAGCAGGAAAGATCGATAATATCGAAATCCCCAACGACTACATGCCAAACTCCTAAATAGGATGATGATATAGTCTGAACTTCATAGAAATATGAAGAGCTAAACAGAAATGATTTAGCCAGTCTCGGTAATCACTGTAACAAATGTCGTAAAAACTTAGATTACCAAGGTATCGCTCGTCGCGCCCTTGTAACCGATCCCTGAACATAGGTAGGGGATCTAAAATTTGGCTATATGCTGGGACAACTGAAAGCGAGATTACTTGACTACACTATAGATTATGCACCGTAGCTAATCTTTTTAACCAAGTCAAGTTATAATATCAAGATGATACAGTTAATCAGCAGGAAAGATTTTAATGATTGATAAAGATACTCTGTCCGAATTATACGTTAATAAAAATTTAACCTCCTACGAAATAGCTCAAATCTATCAAGTAGATAATTCCATCGTTCAAAAACTTCTCATCGATCTCAATATCGATAAAAGTCCTAAACAGCGTAAATATGAACTTATCAAAAAAGTTCCATTTACTCAGGAACAAAGAGATGCCATCGTTGGAATACTACTCGGTCAAAACCATGTCAAAAAACATGGAGACTCCTATAGATTAGAAGTTAAATATCCAGAATCAAAAAAAGAATTAACACTCTGGATTAAATCCATCTTAGGAAATTTTATTAACGTCATCCATAAAGAAGAAAAAAGTAACTCGACTGTGCTTAGCCTTCAAACCGCTACCCATAACGAATTAAGCTTCTTCCACAAACTCTTTTATGAAAATAATAAAAAAGTAATTCGAACACAGTTAATCAATTATCTAACGCCTCTCTCTGTTGCTATATGGTTCTCTGATCAAGGAGAAATTAAAAATCATCTAACCATGAAATTTAATTCCAATAAGTTCTCCAAATCAGAACAAGAAACTCTTCAGTATATTCTAAAAGTTAAATTTAATGTTCGTACAAAAATTTGTACTTACCTTAAAAATAATATAGAGTATCACTACCTCTCAGTTAATAAAGAAAATTCAGAAAAATTAACAGAGATAATTAAACCATATGCAATATACTATCAATCTCTAAAATCCTCCTCAACGACTTTATGCCAAACATCTGAATCCAAAAATTTAGATGATGATAAAGTCTGATCTTCATAGGAACATGAAGAGCTAAGCAGAAATGACTTAGCTAGGGTAAATGCCCTATAACAATGCACCAATGTACCTCAAGGTGCTCTTCCCGTTTATCACCGTGATATCGACGTAACCGCTGTCGTAGTTTCAAGCAACGGTTCACCTCCCGAATCACGTATCTTCGGAGAATCAGTCACAGTTCCTACTTTCGAACTTGCTTCAAACCCCACCGTCCGTATCGCTGAAGTACGTCGTCGTCGCTTCAACGTTATCGACCGTGCAGTCCAAAAAGCTCGTCAAGAAATCATGGCTCAAGAAGACGCCAACGTCTTCGCAGCCCTTGATGCAGCTGCAAGCGTCGAAAACACCCTCCAAGACATTGCTGATACCGGTCTCCTCAAAGCCGACCTTCTCGAACTCAAAGCAGAAGTTGACAAATGGGACCTCGTAACCAGCAAATACTTCATGAACATCAAAGAATTCACCGATATCCTCAAATGGGCATCCGGTGGTGGTCAAGGCGCAGGCGGCGGTGAAATCGATCCCGTCACCCAACGCGAGATTCTCCAAACCGGTCTCTATGCTCGTATCTGGGGCGCAGACATCATGGTCAGCAAAATCGTTCCAGTCGGAACAGTTTACGCCTGTGCAGATCCAGAGTTCGTCGGCGTCATGCCCGTCCGTCAAGAGATCGAGGTCCTCCCAGCCGATGAACCCAAGCGCCTCAGCCTCGGCTGGGTCGTTTCAGAAGAAATCGGCATCGGAATCCTCGTTCCACGCGGTGTTGCAGCTGGTCGCAAATCAGTAGCAGCAGGCTGATGAGCCGTAAATCGGCTGCTGATGAACCGTAATTTGGCACTAACCTGCCGACGAACCTAAAATCACCTGCCGATGAACCGTAAAAGGGCGCTGGAGAAATCCAGCGTCCTTTTCATTTTTTGCGCATAACGATCACTGGTTCAGTTTTAGATTTTCCTTCCATTCCAGTATAACTAAGATAAAGCTCATGATCATAATTAAAATATCTAGAAGCTATTGTTAATAGATCTTGTTTGTATTTATCGGAAATATTAATAATAAAACATCCATTAGGTTTTAGCATCTTTTCGATATTTTCACAGGTTTTAATCCAATATCCAAGATAGGCGTCATAGGATCCTAGATTGCATTGCGTAGTTTCTGAGGAATAGATTTCGGTGTCGTAGTAGGGAGGAGAGCTAAAGGCTAAACAAACTTTTTGATGAAGATCTTCTTGGAAGAAGATTTCAGACCCAATATTATACAGGTTACATTTTTCTTGTTTAAAAATAGCTTTAGAAAGTTTAATTAAATTATTATAGGATTCTGTCCAGGGCTCTGTTCCCACATAGGTTAAGTTTTTATTGGATGCCATAGCTCCGACTAATCTTTGACCGAACCCAGCGGAATAATCATAAA